GCCCGTCAGGTAATAAAAGGCAATAGTAGGACTCCCTGACGCGGGCGGATTACAAGCAAGAGAGTAAGTTGCAGCCCCCGCCAAACCCGGCAGGGACAGAAGGATCGCCAAAAATGCGGTTGCAATGAGTTTTTTCATTCGTTTCTCCTTATCCGGGCAGGCTCCAGGGAGTGCCGACAAGCGGTACATTAATCGCGTAGAACATCTCGTCTCCAATGTATGTTGCCTCGCCGTCGTCCGGCCCAAGGTATTCTCCGAGTTCGGCCATAGCCTCGTCGAACTCGGCATGGTAGGCGCCGGCGTTATTTTTCTTAGTTTCGTCCTGCTCGATTTTCTTCCAGAGTTTCCATTTTGCGTACCCGGCCAGAACTCCATCGTGGAACTCGTCGGGAAGTCCATCGGGTGTTCCGTCCAGATTCGTCAAGGTCATCGGGACCGGTTTGCGAAAATACCAAAGGTTCAAAGTATCTCCGGGGAAACCGGGATTAGGCTGATAATAAAGTAGGGTCCCCTGGCTTCTGAGAGTGCATCTTTCCACGTTCCCGTACTGATCGAGCATGGGGTAATAGCGCATGAACTTTACAAAGGATTTCTCGAAATAAATCCGGTTCTGAGTTGCAACGCTCGTCACATATTGAAGATTGCGGTGATAGTCTAAAGGCATTGGCACAAGGGGGTTGTTTGGATCAGTCGCAAGCGTTCCGCTTTGAGCTAAATCCGGAAGAAGATACCTGGTCGCCGCCTGTCGGTATAGGGCTTCGTTCAGATACCGCAGAATCACGGCATTTGTGAAACTGCCACCGTGAACATCTTCAATAACGGAATCGAGTAAGTCTTGAAGCGTCGCCATACCCGTTTGCCTTTTTAGAGAAGCCGCCCCTCCTAAGAAGGGCGGCGGTTACATCACGCTACATAACTAGGCCGGGAGACTTAAATTTTGGTGTAAACAATGAGCCTTCCGATTGTTGCAAACGAGTTGACCTACCCACCGTGAGTTTGCGATCATAAGATCGGGCTGAGTGGGAGAAATCATCTGCCACACGGGTTTAGTGAAAGGATAATCCCGGTGGGTTTTGATTTTGATAAACCGGGTGTTCATGGCGTAAAGCGTATTGGCGGCGGCCTTATCGTCTGCAACGACCGGGGCCTCGCCAAACTTCACGTTCATAAAACCTACCCGCAAAAGTTCCTCATCCTTGTAACGCGCCTGGATTTGCAGGGTTGATTCGTACCCGTCCCGCAAGGCCTCTGTGGTCACATAGAGATCGGGCTTTTTGGCAATCGACTGCCCAATACTGGCGGTCCTGCGGATGTTTTGAAGGACCGGAAAGGAAATCGCCTCGGAAGTCGTAATGACGTTCGCCGCCCAGGTAGGCATATCATTTTGAGCGATCTGCCCATACAGGTCGGCCCCGTTTGTATCGAACATGTTCCCAAGACCTACCCATCCCAGGTCTGCGCCTGCGCCGGTATAACCGTTGGTCTGGAAGATGTTGGTCCCCATGTTGTCGCGGATGGTCGTCTGGATGTTCTTGATCTTCGAAAAGGCCAGATCGACCATAGCTTCACGCCCGGCATTTTGCACCTGATCGTTTAAATCAATCAGGTTGTCGGCGTGATAGCCTGCCCATGGGAAGCGCGCGGCGTTGAGAATCGTCGCTTTGGTTGTCGAAAAAACCGTGGAGGTCCCGTATGTGCCGGTATTGGAAGGTGCATACTCAAGGGGAACCCGGATCATCAACCCGCCGTCTACGAGTTCGCCGGCTGTCACCATATCGAGTTCCATCTTTCCGTTGCCCATGAGTTTATAGAGCATGACGGAATCGAAGAAATAGATATCGGTCGGTGTTTTGATCCAATAATCGTCGGTAACGGCCTGTAGTTCAGTCAGACTAAGACTCATGACATTACTCCTTTGTTCCTATAACAAGCAGCTATCTGCCGCCCCTTACTTTGTCGAGGGCCGCAAGCATCGACTGCTTGAGTTCGCGTTGGTCCAGTGTCTGTTTTACGTTCTGATCTCTCATCGACGCACCCGGTTTAGAAATCACCGTATCGGCAATGGTCGCGCCCTGAGCAAGTTTGGCAACTTCGGACTTTCCTTTTTCATAGGCTTCAGCAACAGCCGCATCGCGCCCGGCGGCAAGAGCCTTAGTGTCCCGGTCGTGCTTCCATGCGAAATAGGCCGAGAAGTTGTCATGCAAAGGGCTTGACACCTTTATCGCTTGGAAATCCGGGGAGGCAAGAGCCTCATTAAAGTCCGGATGCTCTTTTAAAAACGCGGTTTGTGCCGAGTTGGTTTCCTTCTGCTGGTCGTACTGCTGATACATCTGAGCAGCATCGGCCAGCGTTTGTTGCCTGGTGATCTCCGAGACCAGTCGAAGGCTCTCCGACATGCCGATGTCTCCGTTTTCCAGCTTCTGCTCGATTGCGGAAAGTTCAGCATGGAAGTCCCGGCCTTTCGGCTGTTCGGTTTCTTTAGCCGGTTGAGCCTTGTTCATCGTATCAAGGCTCTTGGATAAAACTTCGTTGTGCTTGCGGAGGTCTCCAAGCTCCGAAGATTGTCTACTGTGAGCAGTTTCCAGCTCCTGATACACTTTGGCTATTTCGGCCGGAGATTTACCCTGGAATTTCTCAGGCAAGTCCGGCTCTTGTTTCACTCCGGCGGGATCGAGATCGACGTTTACATCCGGATTTACTGCTCCCATGTTCTTCTCCTTGCAGGCCCTCGTAGGGGTTGTCTGCGGTTAAAGGATCAATATCCAACTAGAACAAGGAACCCTGTTGCAGCGCCCGTCACCGTGACCGCCGTTGTCGAAACGGATGTGGCTACACTGGTTGCAACCGCACTTGTGGCGATAGCGTTAGGGGTCTTGCTAAAAGCGACCGGGAAAGTGTAAGAAGCCGTACCGGACAGAGCAGCGCAATAGATCACGACCATTTTGAAAGAAGACCCGATAAACGGTTGCGAGAAAGTGGCAGTTCCCGAGGAGCTTCCGTTCACAACGGTTTGCGCTGCATCGGGGGAAAGATAGCCGCCCGTGACGAGTCCTGGGCCGGAGAGTTGCGCGAATGCCGGATTTGCCAGTGCGAAAACAAAAACCAAAAGAATTACTGCGAATAATTTTTTCATGTGTGTCCCTCCTAGCCCGTGGCTATTGTGTGAGTATCTTTCAATTTCTTCCTCCATTGCGTCCGGGTGGTTATGGGTTCTTCCAATCCGAGGGCCAATCTATCCGAGTCCTGCAAAGCCTCCCTCATCTGATCCCCACCTTCGCCTGACATCCAAACGGGATGATCGTCGAAACTTCCGCCGTGTCCCGCCACAATGACCTTTTTTGCCTTGCACGCTCTAAAGTACCCTTCGCATTCAAAAGCCTTTGCCGGTTCATCAAACAGGCATTGCCTCTCTATTTCTTCCGGGCAGTCGGCCATCTTGAAAAATTCATCAACTTCTTCGCCGCAGGGGAAAGCAAAAGTATAGATTGGCATGGCTATTTCATCAAACCTCCGTCAACCGGCGTTCCAGGGTTCGATCCGCCTGACATACCGGCAGGCAAATCCGCCTTGTACTTATTGCTCGACTGTATGCCCTGCATCTGTTCAGGACTCGCCATAACCCGTTTTTTACCGTCTCCCTGTGCTTGGGCTGCCTGCGGGTTGGTCTTGGCCGTTTGAACGGTTTGAGCGGCCATCTGTTGAATCTGCTGCAAAACATCAGATGGGATTCCGAGATCGGTAAGCACCTGGAGAGCCATTTGAAGTTTGTCACCGCTCATGCGATCCAAAATGGCTTTCCAGTCTTTTATGTTCATGCCTTCCAAAAGGGCTTGCGTATCGACGGCGCCCATCTGGAAGAGTTCTTTCAGGTCTTGCTGTTGTTGCAGGTTGGTTTTGGCAACGGTGCTTCCCGACTCCACGACGTAATTAAACTGCCTTCCCGCGAAATCGGTTCCCCGGAATTTCTGCGGTGCATCGTTTACTGTGATGGTCTCCGGGATGTAGTGGAAGTTCTGATAGAAGCTGATTGCCCATCTGCCTCGTTCGCGCACCAAGTAGTCCGTTGACCTGACCTTGTGCCGCATGAGGACGGCGTTTCTTTCCTGGAGCGTCATAATGGCGGCGGCGGCCTGAATGTTGGCGGGTTTTTCCCCCCGGTCAACGTCTTGAATCGCATGAATGCGGTCGAAAAATTGCAGGTATTTATCAAGAATCTGGAAGAAATCACTTGGCAGATTCGGCGTCACAAGATACCTGATGCCTGCGGCAACGGCCTTATTTGACGGTTGTAGGATTAGGCCGGCCTTATTTGTGATCTTGACTTCGCTCCCCGGCCCCCTGGGTATAATGCCGCAATCCTGAGGAATAATCAGGGCAGGCATGCACACAAGGTCGATGTAGGCTTTGATCCGGGAAAGGATTTCATCTATTTTTAGATTGAGGTCCCCGACCTGCTCGCTGGCGGAAAAGCCCCATACGCTGATTGAATCCTCGTAAGAACGGGCTATCGCACACGGGTAATTGCTCCAGCCGTAGGATTTCATAGCTTGGCCGGATGGGATGGCCGGGTTCACGTTCGGGTTGGCGCTGTCGTCCAAAAGAAGATTACCCCTGTTAGTGATCGTAATCTTCCTGATGCCGCCCGGATATTTGAGAGGCTCGGCTTCACCGCCGGCGTCTGCAGAGACCTTCTTTATAGACGGGTCTCGAACCCAAACCTCTATGACAAGCGCCCTGGCGGTTCGTGTGTTCCTGTCCTGTCTGCTCGGTCCCTGAGTCCCTACCCACATCCCACCTGCGTTTATGACCCCGTACCTCGATCCGGAAGGAATCGGCACGTTATCTTCCCGGTCCTGGCCGAGCAGATTGTAAACATCGTCCGACTCTACGCCTTCAACCCCGAATTTGGACTCTGTATAATGAACGGGAAGGGGAGACGCAAAGCACATGTAAGGCATGTCCTGAATGTCGTCATAGTATCCAGGCGCCGGGAACCAGTTGAAATTATCGACTATATGAACATCAAGGGTATTCTTAGCCAAGTTGGGAACGTATTTTTCAATGGTCGTGCCGTATGTTTCCATCTGGAGCGCCGATTTGGCGAGGACCTCACTTTGCTCCGTTTCGCTCCACCAGTTTTTAATCTTCTGGCTGAATTGCTTATCGGCGTCGTCTTCAATTCCATCAGCCGAATGGAGTTCCGCTATTGGGTCCCTCGACGTAAGATTCGCGACGGTTCTGTTCGTATTAGCGAAGATCAGGTTCACCGTTACTTTGTGTTTGTCGTCCCGATTAAACGACCGATTCCTATTCCAATGATCTCCTCTGTAGAGCCTATGAGATTCGAACCATCTGTCTCCAAGGCCGAGCCGTTCTTTCTCCCGTTGAGAATCGTACCAAAGCTGATACGCCCACATAGCCACGTCTTTATGGCCTTCGGGAGGCGGATTCGAAAGGTTCCAATCTTTATCAAAAACAGGCATTTCATTTTCCGGTGTGCCAATAGAAAGAGGCCCGTCTGCCTGTGCACAGAGGGCCTCTCTCGATATTGGCGTGCTCAACGCGGATCAGGCGGAGCACAAGGTTGTCTGAATTAAAATCTTACCTGTTGTAAAACTCCTTCTTCAACTTCCTTTTTTCCGCCAGGCACGGTTTGCAATGCTGCATGCAATTATCATAAAATGATTTCCGTTTTAAAGTGTGCCCGCAAACGGTTCCAGTCCAGGCGTCATTCGGTTTAGCGTTTTTAAATTGCTTGGTTTTTGATAGTCCTGCTACAACCGCTATGTCCGGGGTTATCGCCATCAGAGCTGCGAGTTGGTCCGGAGAGAGAAGGCCGGATTGAGCACCCTCTTTAAGAACTTCTGAAACAGGAAGTGTCTCTACGATTTTCGCAGGCTCTTCTTGTTTCTGAACGTCTCCATTCTGAGGTCTCGTTTTTACTCTCCCGTCAAATCCGGAAAGCGGAGAGCCGCACCCGCAACATTCCAGCGCGTCTCCGATCACTGTAATGTCGTAGGGAAATCCCATCCAGCCATGCTTCTGATAGAAAGGTTTGAGCCTGAACATGGCTCCGTTCGCCCGCTTCTCAGGATTGTACCGCTTGATCTTGGGATTAGGAATAGTCGAACCGTCCACGCCGGTCATAAAACCGTCGGAATCGTTTGTTTCATAGTATGCCTGGCCGCAGACACGGCACAAAATATCAAGCGGCATCTTGCGGCTCCTTCGCCTTGCCCTCGCCGCACCAGTCGGCCGGGTCCATATTCGGCCAGCAGGTGTGATGTATCTTGTATGTGGCGTTCGTGGCTATTACGCCGGGAGGACACCTGTGGCACTCGCCTTTAGACACTTGAAAGTAAACGCAATTCGCGCACAGAATCTTGTCGTTGCTCATTGCTGCTGTCCCTTTTCCTTTAATTTTTCTTCAGCCATCTGTTCCATGAGCCGCTTGTTCTGCTCCATTGTGGTTGCATTGGCCCCGAAAATATCTTCCGCCGTCGGCATGGGCGACGGTCCGTCAACGGCGAATGGGTTCCGGTATAAGCGCTCTGCGGCGGGTGGTGTGAGATCGTCTGCGTAGGAGCCGATTTTGAGTTCCGGCCGGCGCACCTGAAAGAGCTTTTCGTGTGACTCTTTCTTCGTTCTGAAAACCAGGACCCCGCCCAGGGCCACCGCCGCAAGCGTTAATACCCCGCTGAGTAAAACCGCTCCGAGAAGTGCAAATTCGTTCACGCGAGTTTCCTTCTTATCAAGTCCAACAAGTATTTAGCCTCAATCACCGCCATTGGATCGGTCGCCTTTTCGATAATCCCCCGCAGA